CTTTCTATAACCACATCTGCCATAATACCTTCCCCTCATTAAATTTTCACTACCTTAGTAACAAACTTTTGCCCCTCGTAACGGATGAAATACTCAGCAACGGCAGAAGGGACAAGACCACCCAACAGGATCGGAATGCCCTTTGGTACCCCCCACATGAGAGAGTGTACCAATCGGACAGCGGTAAAGATATTTCGAGCGAAGAGATAATGGACAACAACGGTGGTATCCATCATCCCTCCGAAATCTTCTGTTTTCGCCCCGAGACAGGCAACCACGGCATCCTGTCTTGTTGCGAAGAGTTTATAATCACATTCTTTAAGGGCGTTGTCAATGACCTCATAGTTCAACCTTTTAGGGGCAAAATAGTCATCCAAAAAGGTGAGAAGCCTATGGGTCTCGCAATACTTGTTGATCAGGGTCATAGCCCGTGCCTGTCCCAGAGATTATGATAAGTAACCCATAGATCTGTGCGGGTCAAAGAATATTGTGGCTCCCCGATCAAAGAGAGAGCAGCCCAAGCAGTATGCGTAGTAAACGCAATCTGTGCTAGCTCTTCAGGGGTCAAAGTATCGCAAACTTGATACTTTCTAATCAATTGTTCCGTACTCATTTCTCACTCCGGCAATTCGTTGTCAAAAAGAACCATCTGCCACAATACTAACGTTGCCCTTGTTTTATAATTCTCTTTTGCACCCATTATTTCAGCACCGCCGATACCAATTCATAAATGCCGATTGGCAACATGATAATCACCGGAACTACCATAAGAACGCAGAGGTAGTACAAAACCTCTTTTAGTGCCTGCATTTTCACAATCCTTAATCATTATGTGGGAGTCTACGGACAATGTACCCCATAATAGGTACTACAACCATAAACCCCACAAAGATGCAGATAAACAACATCACAGGCTAAACCACTTCCCCTGCCGAGAAAGCTTTACCTCTTCCTCTGAAGCGGGGGTATATTCCGGTGCTACGATGGTTGCAACACCAGTGAGAACAAAACCAAAAACAAAGAGAACAGCACCAAGCTCGATCATTTTCATACTCCAATAAAAGAAACAACCAGTTCCGATACAACTGCCACGATAACAAGGTAGATAGAGAGTAGCACAATAAAGTTCAACGCTTCACACATATTAGAACCCCTTTGGACAGGTTTTGATCAAATCCGCATGCAACATCCTTTGATACACTTCAGATAGTGCTTCCACGTCGGCAACGCAATGGGTTTCAACGTCATCAAGCGCATTTTTTTTCAGCGCGGCGGCATTCTGCCAAGTGCGCCAATCCAAAGGTGTTTTAGGCGTTTCGGTTTTCAATAGACGTTGCACCGCATCCAAAGACCCATAGGAACGGCAATGGGTCTTCCAAACCTGATACAGGTCGATATGGAAAACAGGACGAGGGGGAACCACCCCCGCCGCCATGCACCGGGCATTCAAAAACTTCCTATCAAAGAGCTTGCCGTTCCACGTAACGAGGAAACGAACGTTATCTAAGACCTTCACGATGTCAATAAGCAAATCTTTGTCGTTGCTCACGTCATCGGCAAACCACTCATAGGAATCCGCCCGAAGGGAGATAACTTGCCCCGAGATCATATCCTTTACACAGGAGACAAGAACACGCCCCATATTCGCCTTGAGATCAGTTGTCTCAATATCCCAAAACCCGGTATGAATCATGCTATTCTCCTTTGATAACAAACCTCATCATCTCAGCGGCGATTGCTTCCACCCCAAGCGGAGGGCGCTCAATAATCTCGGTCAAATCAGTAGGATCGCCCTGAAGGTAATACAACTCAGACGGCCGAACATAAGCATCAGCCATACCATACGTTTCAGGATCGGGTACATCATGCCCCGTTATAGCGCGGTACTGAATTGCACACTGTTTAACAAAATATGAAATAGTGTGTGCTTTACCTGTCGCAAACAGGCAATCCTTATTTGATCCAATTACCTGCTGCATCGCTTCCACAAAATCTTGAGCATGCCCCCAATCTCTCATAACTTGCATATTTCCCAACTGAACAAACGCCTTTCTGGGATATATATCCATCGCCCCTTTTACTCGCCGGGCAATTTTCATCGTTACAAATTCTTCCCCGCGATACTTAGATTCGTGATTGAACATCACCGCAGTTGTAACATTTACGCCACGATCACGATAAATTTGACACATATGATGGGCATACAACTTTGCTGCACCATATGGGCTAACTGGGTGCATAGGATCTTCTAGTGTGAGCTTCCTGCCGTCTATTAAATCGTTAAGATCAAGAACGTTCCCGAACATCTCCGAGGTACTGGCATGGAATACTCGGCTGTTAGGTGAATGCCGAAGAACAGCGGAAAGGATATTCACCAATCCGATACCATTCACCGCCATGACTTCATGCGGCATATCCCACGAGGTACCGACAAAAGAATGGGCAGCAAGATTGTAGATGTAATCGGGTTTTGTATCCGCGATAAGATTATTTACAAAGATATTGTCTGTAATGTCCCCTACCACAACACAAGGGTCAATTTTTAGATGCTTCCAGCGCCAAGTGTTCGAAGTCGGGCGCTTAACAGCGAGCACAGAATAATGGTGGTCATCAATATCATTAAGCAGAAGAGAACCATCCTGCCCCGTAGAACCAAAAATGAGTACTAATTTCCGCATAGCGTGCCACCAAAAATCAAGATTAAAATAAACAGCCAAAGTGCAAGACCGCGCATAACTACGGGATCATTTACGAGTTGCTTTAGTAGTTTCATTCTCTTTTCTCCTGATATAAGTTTTTTCTGCCCATTTAAGAAATTCAATAAACGCAGGTGCTCCATCTTTATATAGCTCTGCCACATCATACCCATAGTAGCGCAGAGTAAATCCATGAACTGAGAAAACCTCTCCCTCCCATTGTTCTATTTCGAAAGGGTTAGATTTCTTCTTCGCCATCTGTGTCCTCAATCAGGTGATGAATGATCAACAAGCCTTTCCGATGACGAGTGATGAAATTTTTAGCAGCACAGAGAGGAAAGGAAGGAATTTTCTTCGTTCCGTACTCTACATACTCCGGTACCCGACCCATCTTAGACAAGTACCAGCGCTTATCAAAAGTACATACTTTAGCACGCATAGTCCAATACCCCATCAAAACTATTATCATCTACCCCGATTGCGGCATATTCATCGGGATCAAGATGAATACAAGTATTCTCAATATCTTCACCAGGACAGACTTGTAATACCAGAGTCATCTTTTTAGGGCTCAACACGATTAACCTTACCTGCTTAACACCGATGTCCTTCTTAACATGTATGTGTGGGAGCACCGAGATCACCGGAATTTCAAAGTGCACCACGGGGGAGAATTTGGTACCGATTTTAATTTTCGGCGCCTCGTTAAGATTCTTGCCCGACATTGTATAAAACACAGGAACCCCAATCTCTCTTGCCATCGAAGCGGGGATTTCAAGTTGAGAATAGCTCCTTGCGGGTCCTAAGACAGGAACGTCGTAATAGCGACGTTTTCCCTTGAGGAAAAGAACAGAGGAGGAAACAAAGTACTTCCCGCCCGCGTACAACGGCTTCCACGGGACCAAATGATTTCCATCTGTTATAAGGCGCTCAATCTCTGGTGTAACATGAGCATGAACACCAGAGCGTTCAACTCTAATACTTTGCCTAAGGAGAAATTCACCATGGACGTATTTCATTCTTCTTCCGCCTTATATACGGGTGGTGTATCAAGAGTATACGTACCACCACAAGTTTTGCACTGATACAAAAATCCTTTTAGATACCCAAGAAAATAAGTATCCAAGGTTTTCTTGCAATGTGGGCATCCTTCAACATTAAAACCCGCGGTCTTCATAACCCTACATCTCCTGCAATGGTCACACACGACCTTTTTACACACAGTCCGATCAGAAGTCAAGCTCTTCATGATATTTTCTCACACTTTCTAGTATTCTGTCAAGCTCGTCTCTCTTAAGGGGGTATTGCAATTGCTCGTTGCATTGCGATACCATAAATTCGATAAGATCGTTTTCTCCTCTCAAATTTTTATATAGGAACCCAGCGAGACTTGTAAAGGCCGAATTTCGCTCTCCCACTTCAATATCGCCTATCGTAAAGCGCGAGTAAGCTCCCGGCTCTTTTTTTTTAGATGAAAACGAGGCTCTTGGAAGTAATAGGGCAAGAAGTTGCTTTGGCATAGGTGGTAATTGTCGGTTAAGGAATGCTTCATCCCCAACAATGATCTTATACGGGTTACCGGAACTATGCACCGAAGGCATGATAGTAATGGACGAATTATCGTTTCTAACATCTACCTTTACGAGAGCATTAGTCGTGGTCTTCAATTGGGGAATATACCTATAGAAAAAATGATATCCACCTTCCTTACGACCACTCTTTTGAACAATATTAGGTGGTTCTAATTTACATAGCCCCACAGATTGAAGTTTTTGAAGCGCTTCTTCACTATCAATATCCAAGGCAGTAAGCTGGCTTACTTGCCCCGTAGCGACAGCAATATTGCTCGGCTCACAGTTATTGTGCACGTTTAAGAGATTACGGAATACTTTGTAATCTGTAGTTGCATCCTTATGTCCATGAGAACCGGGGTACGGAATTTTCCCTTTAATGGGAAAAACTGCATACCCAGCGCCCGTAAGTCTAAATACCCAATTTAGATACCCGTTTTCTAAGGAATAGGGAGCATCCTTATAACTTAACATAATGCTCCAACTCCTTCGCCTCTACTGCCAAGGGCAAATCAGGAGCCCATGAAACAGGGGTGGTTAACAATTCGATAAACTTGGTTAGGTCACGCCCCCTTGGAACTTCACTAACAATTTCATCGTGGACCTGTAATATAACAGGAAAATCGTTGTCTTCAAGCCTAAAAATGCCTTCAACTGTGATATCCCTTGCGATAGCTTGGGAAATGTTTTCCAGAAACGTACCTCCCCAAATTCGAATAGCACCCCACACCTTTGCCCCGTTAAATGCCTTGTTTCCTTCATAGGTGATTATATCGCGCCAGTCCTCCGCGACTACTGTTACCTTCGGGTTCCAGTACCTCAAGCACCGACCCGAGGGAAGGCGGAGAATGAGATATTCACGATCGCAGGAGAAAACCACCTGCCCCACCCTAACTCGCGTTCCAGGGTTCTGGATTGCCCTCTTAGCCCCCTCCTGAAGGGCATACCATAGCTTTTTTACGTTCCCAAAGCGGTTACGGTACCAATTGATTGCAACTTCCGCTTCGGCAAGGGAAACCCCGAACATCTCGGAGAACCTTCCCGCCCCCATTCCATATCCACAACCCAAGATTGCAGACTTGAATAGGAAGCGTTCTTTCTCGTTCTCCTTAGTGATTTCCCGCTTATAGAAATCACTCGCCGCCCAGCAATAAATATCGGTACCTGTTTTCACCTTTTCCAGGATTTCAAATTCCTTGGCGAGCCAAAAAACAATGCGTGCTTCGATGGTAGCATAATCAGCAACAAAAAGTACCTTATCCAGCTTAGGGCGAATAAAATTCCGCAAGGAGGAAGAAATAACCGTTAGCGGCTTTCCAACACTGCAAATAATCTTGTATGCTGCGGGCAACGATAGATCATATACGTTTGGGTCGATCATATGCTTTATGCGCGGGAAATTTTGTGGCTGAATAATCCTGCCTGCCCACCTGCCAGTATGGGTACCATGGTACTGCAAGTGCTGATGAATACGCCCATGTTCATCAACCGCAGCAAGCATAGCATCCAGCTTGGCAAGACTGGATTTCCCGCCATCTTGCCTAAGGGCAAGAACCTCCTTAACAGAGGCAGAGATATCCGCACGCTTTATTTCGTGCTCGATTGTACGTTTATCAATTGACAGGACGGATGCACCTTCCTGCTTGCAAAACTCCTTAATCTTCGCGACTTCTGTAATGTTCTCAACTATCCCACCGGTTAATCTCTTAGCACGATCATTGATATCCGCAGTTGCCACATCAACCAGTTTTCGAGCTTTTACAACCCGCTCTACGTCAATAGGCAAACCCCTAGCATTAATCTTGCGATCAAGCGCAAAGACTTTTTGCTCATAATCGCAGAGCAAAGGAAGTTTTAAATGCAAATGCCAAGAAGCAAGAACATCCCGTTTGCAATAGTTTATCAAGATTTCAAACTTATCAGGGGGCAACGTCCCCTTCTTATTCAGGGTGTTGAATAGATATTTGACAGATTTCCCCTTTTGATAAGGGGAAATAATCTTAGCTGCTTCCGCCAAAGAGCCAGGAAAGCCGGCATGAAAGCACCGGGCAGAAAGGCACTGCATTGGTTTCTTCAGCTTAGGAAAACCATATTTCGGAACCGCCACCCGATTCCAAATCCGTTCATCAAACTGAGAGGAAAACGCATGAATATCATCATCCGGTATACAAGACACCGGGCGAATTGTTTCAGACTTTGGGATTAGCTTAACAAACTTATCAGGAACCCAAAGATTGAATATAACCCCATCAGAAGTCCAACAAAACAGAGCTATATCGGTAGATATGTGACTGGAATACCTATCAGACCCGACAGTAGGTAAATCTAGATCGGAATATGTTTCGAAGTCGCAAACTACTACCACTGTTGTTCATTCCTTTCCTTCCAAGAGGGGCAGTTCTGGGGTAACGTCTACTACGTCCTCGTTGTCTCGGGACCACCCAAAGTTAAAGGAAATAGTGGGGGCTGTTTGTTGTTGTTTGCCCCCATAATCGTCTTTCGTATCCTTCAGCTTCTCTAGCAACTGTAAAGCAAGCTGCGGGTTACCTTCCCGCACCGCAAGACCGATGCTTTTTTCCGCTTCCGCGAGATAATGCGCCCTGGCGGCATCAAGCAGCGTATCAAAATGCATATCCTCTCTGCGCCACATTTTCAACTCCAGGGGACGAATACCCATGGACATAGCAGCACGTTCAGGGGATACTCCTTTCATTACCGCATCAAGAATGTAGTCTCTATTATTCTCGGTACGCACTCCAAATCTCTCTTTCTTAAATACCTGTTTCCAAACAGCACCTACAACAAATCGTTTTTCAAATTTATGACGGTATACGAATTGCCTAATTGTCTCAATAGGCACTCCGTACTTTACCGCCATTTGCTCATAAGACATACCCGCATCATAATCGGCTTTAACCCCGATTACCGGGAGGGGAGCAGCACGCTTCCGGCGCTCTTTCATGCCACCCCCTTAATCTTCTCAACTGTCCTAAACCCGCCAAGCCCTAGTAAGGCCATCAAAACTGTGCTTAGCTCGGAGTATTCGAGAGGAGGGAAATCAATGCTTGGATATATGTAGCGGATAATAGGAGCAAGAATAAAAGTCCAAGCAAGAGCAATACCGCAAACCCACATAATAAAAGGGCGAGCCCCGGCAACAAATACGCTAGTACTTTTCGCTTGCTCAATATTTGTTTGAATTTGAGCCATAGAGATTTCATGGAGCTGCTTCCTAACCTCCTCCTGTGCCTTTAACTTCTCATTGGCGTCAGGAATCCATCGGGTAGCGGCATCCACCACCCGTTCAAGGGCGCTACCAATGTCAATATTGACTACCCCAAGGCCCATTGTCGATCTCCTACGGTCCGCAATACTCAAGGGTTTTAAAAAACTCAGAAACCTTCTTAACCATTTCTCTACTCCTTCGTGTCCATCGAAATAAATTCAAACTCATGTTTCTTGAAAAATTCGATCTCTTCAGCGAGATTGAATTCTTCTTTCCTTATAAAAATCGTAAAAATATTACGATGATTATACTTATGCCGCCATTTTGTACGGATTAGTGCTGTCGTATCTAGTTTGTTCATATCCAATATACCTTTGTTCTGTGTGTAGCCATTCGGTCAACAAGCCAATCAAGAAGCTTGTCTACACAAATAGCAGGAGTGTTGTAGATTAAAGTAGGGTCCTTCGCCATTCTTCAATCCTTTTTACCACCAGCGGGTAACACGCAACTTCCAAAACTTGTTTTACCCCGTAATTTCTTAAATCAGACAAGTTATTATATTCCTGCTTATACCAATAGGTGATATCTTTGATATCAGGTTTATACTTAATTACCCCTTTACCAATACGGTAAAGATCGTCTATTTCTTCCTTGCCCCTCTTTTCCACCAGCCAGTGATAAAACTCTAGTGGGTTAGCAGTAAAATGGGCGTGACACCCATGACACAAACAAAGAGTATTTCTTGGGTGGTGGCGGAGTACTTGCTTCCTCCGCCCCACGATGTGAGCGCATTGCTGAATACCAGCAACACCGCAACGTTCACAAACCCAATTCTGTGCTATCCTTATGCAAGCGCTAAAGATAATATCAGCGGAAGTTATCTTTATCAGAGACATACGGGCAACACAGCACCATAAATACAGACACCCAAGAACACCCCGAGTAAAAACATTACTACTAGTTCAACAATATCATTATTCTCTTGCTGCATCTTAAAAACCCCATCTATCAGTGGGGACAACCCCCGTCATACGAGTAAGCTCTTCCGGCAACCCCCCTATTTGATCTTCAATATCGAAAGCCCTAAGTCTTATGTCCCCTGGAAAAACTTCCCGAAGCATGCCAAAAAACAAGTCAGCATCCGTTACATCCAAATCGCTCATACATCCTCCATCACAGGCTAGATGATTATGGCAGCAACAATCTCTCTGACTATTAAGATCGCCTACTTCGTCACAACAATTACCATTACATATGCCAGACTCGCACATTAAATCTTCTCTCCTTCCCTGCGTGCATTAGCAGATTTTGTCCGCCAAGCTTCAAAAGCACACTCCAAAGACTTACAAGACGCAAGAGCCAGTAGGGCAGTTTTATTTGCTGCAACATACTGGTTAGTCAACTCCTTATATCTCTCATTCTCACTTGCTTCACGAGTCCTTTGAGCTTCCGATCCGGTGCCCGCATTTTGAGCGGCGGCATGGACAAGTTTACGTAGCTCATACAACTCTTCAGCTTCCCCCTTTGCCTTTGCGTAAAGTTCTTGCTGTTCAGCAAAACTCTCTACAAAAGGCAAAGGATCGCCCGCCATTAACTGGCGAATTTCAGAAAGGAACTTCGTCGTCGTAGACTGGGGTAGTACGGGTTGTTTGTTTTCCCTTGCCTCTCGTAACTTGTTTTGGAGTGCTTCGCGATACGACCCTCTTACCATTTTCCGTTCCATTCCTGTCTACCTTTTGGTTATAGAAAACCTTAACCGGAAAATCATTTTTTGCACCCAGCTTTTTCGCAAACGAGCAGAATTTATCCAATGTATCAAGCGGAACTCCAAGCCAACAGGTACCCTTTTTCTTGTTATAGTATACGTTCCCAAGGTTAACATATTCATCGTCAAGCTTAACCGAGAACCATCCAAGATAACGAATATCCTCGTTACGCCCCAAAACACCAGGGCCAAAAACCCCGAATGGCGTTTGATTTGAGTCAGTCAGAAAAATTGGAGCAGAGGCCCACGGCAAGTTCTTTTCATTCGCCACATCCGCGATATATTTCAATCCGCTTTCTACATCCTCGTCAAAGCACAAGAAAATACTTGGATGACCATCGTCTTTCTTATATGTCATAACGGTGGCAATCGTAAACCACCCACTGTCGTCCATCGCGCTAATTTGTGCGCAAGGCTTACCCCTAGCTTTCATTTAAATCTCCATTACTGCTTCATAATCAGGAAGCCCGAAACCGTGCATTTCAAGCTTTTCCTTGATCATTTCAAAAGAGTATGATTTTGAGTTATTTGGATAAAACTTACCCAGCTCCTTAACCAAATACCTAGCAACCGAGAAGAACCAAGCATCGTCGAGATTGCTCAAAATATGACGAGTTTCCCGGTCAGCAAGGAAATCATCGATTCCCTGCTCGGTGTCGAAGGAAACATTAGGTAAATTCCTAACAAATTGCTTTAATTCTGTCGTTGTATAAGCTTTTTCTTCCTCCGCTTCTACCTCCTCACCGAAATATGTTTTTCGAATGTAGTTCCTAAGATATTCAACCGTACGATCAGACAAGAACTTTGTCTTACCACGTTGCTCGTATTCCACAAACGGGAGTTTCCATCCGTATGCTACACGGTTAATACCCCATTGTACCGCAGCACGTTTCAGGGCATCGCTAACCGCGCCTTTTTCCGCCTCGTAATCAGTAGCCCCAGCAGCATCAATCTTGGTCACATCATGAATTGTAAGAGCACAAAATACGGTAGATTTGCCACTAATCTCATGGACAAAGAAATGTGTTTGCCAATTTTCACAACCCACTACCTTATCAAGTCTATCCATAACTTGACGGGCATCAATGTACGTCAAGGGTTGTACTTTATTCCTAACCACATTACCAATCCTGAATTGAATTTCATCAACCGGAAAGGGCTCTGCCAGCGCTTGCAGGATAAATTCCCAATCCTTTTTCAGCAACGTCATTAATCAATCTCCAAGATTTTGCCAGTGTCTAGGTCAAAATCCAAAGGTGTCCACCCTAATGTAGGACCGTTTCGGTTTTTTGCAAGGGAAAAATTAAGGCGCCGATCACCCAACTCACGGTTGAGGAGGAGGATCGAATCTGCATCTTGTTCAACCTCCCCCGAAGTACGCAGGTGATGTAAACACGGTTCCCCATCTCTAGCAGCTTCTCTATTCAATTGAGCGAGAGCCACTATACCACACTTATGAGCAAGAGTCAAGCGTTTGAGCATCTTTGACACACTGGACACAGTGTCATAATGCGTTTGTTTTCCGGTACTTGCGATCAGTTGCAGATAATCAACAACGATCACTTTCACACCGTATAGTTTAATCGCCCTCTCAATCAGGGTCTTAAGGGCCTTTTCTGTCAGGGGTGTCTTATCTGATACGTATAGCCCATTATTCCAAATAGCATTCGCGGTATCGTTTTCCTTCTTTAACTCCCCCTCTTCCATAGTGGTAAGGGCAAGAAAAGGAATCCGATTGGTTACTGCGATAGCCTTAAGGTATACATCCCACAAGGGCATTTCCATGCTGATAAAAAGGGTAGGGTACAATTTGCAACACTGTGTTGCAAGATTAATACCAAAGGCAGTCTTGCCCACACTCGTCCTTGCCCCCACAACAAGAAGGGACCCCGGGCGAAAAGCCTTACTCTCATCAAGGAAACGAAAACCTGTACGAATTATACCCACATTATGCTTCTCCATGAATTTGGCAATGATATCTTCATCACATTTTATGGGTGAATAGGTGTTATCCGCTTGAGAAAGAAGAATAGCTTTATCAATCCTAGATAGCAATTCCTCTGCTGGCAAGGGATACGGCATATGGTCAATAGTTTCCGCATACCCTGTATGGTCCAGGGCTATGTCAACAATCTCTTGCCCTAGCTTAAAAGCAGAAGAGTAAGTATTCCACAGCTCCAATTGAGTGATGAAATCATCCTCCGACAGGGGAGAACGGATGATTTCCTCGATCGGTACCGCGTACTCTAGCCCTAGGTGCATCTTTACTACCTGAGCGTAAGGCGCAATACCAGATTCGACTAGTTCCGCCACTACTCTAGATATCTCTCTAAGGATATCATTAGTGACGAATTGGTAGTTTGGAATACTTACTCTTAGCCCACCATTAAGAATAGTAGCAAGAAGAGAGCTAACTATCCTCTGTGAATCTACGCACATAAGCGCACACTACCCTTGTTGCAGAAACATAGGCGTCCAAAGCTTTCGTAAACTCGTGCGCCATATAAGATAGCATGCCCAATTGCGCGGCTTCAAGGGTCACGTTGAGTCGCGCCCTATTTTTCGGAGTCGGAGCGTCATACTTAACAAACTCCTCCAAGGTCATAGGCTCATATCCTACGATCGTGCGAAGCTTCTCCGACAGGGAGATTGAGGAAGCGGAGGACAATGCCTTGTATAAATCCTCCGGAAAGTAGAACGCTTGGGTTGCTAGCTTTTTCGGGTGCCGCAACCGGGCACCACCTCTGATGATAGCCATATCCCAATGATAACATTTTTTTGTTGAGTGTCAAGCTTTTCGATAATATTAGATTCTCATAATATGGATACAATTATCACCAAAAAGTACGCTAACGCGTATATTACTAAAGATTCTAGACAGGAAAAGGGTTATCGGATATCGTAGCGAAGGACTCAGTGGGAACTCACTGTCAGGTGCCGTGGTACACGGCCCGCTACGCTAGGCCTAGTACCGATAGGGATATCCTTTTCTGTCTGATATGAAGCGTAGCGAACAAAAATCATGAGCGAACCGATAGGTGAGTGTCATATGTTATATAGTATGCATAACAAAAAACGGTTGTCAACGGCTAGTTTGCTAAGCCTTGAAAACGTTCAAACTTTTTTTTAAGGTCGCGAAAGAAAATTACAAAAATTTTTCACCCCCCTAAAATACAACCGATCGAAAATGCACAACCACCACTAGAAGTACGAATTTTTTTTAAAATGGGTCTTGCAATTTTCCACGATTGCACTATACTATAAATATGCGTGCGATGAAAGAGTGTCTCAAGCTGATGCGGCGGCGGATCGTCTATATCTGCGAGAATGGCGTCCCCGTTATCTGTGGCGTGGCACCAAAGCGCTACACCTATGTCGGGCAGTGTAAGACAGTGCTAGACCCTGGCGAGCACAGTGTATACGCCCTATATTCTATAGGTCAAGAGCGAGAGCGGAGGTTGCACGAAAACTCCGTCTCGCGGTATGACGCTTCTGAGAATCGAGAAGTCATGGAATTAGCAAAAGCTCACTTCAAACGTAAGCGTCAAAAGGAAGAGGAGTGGTGGGAGTTATGATCGTAGAACACCCCGTCGGTGGAATTGAGATAGTTGCAGTTGTCAGGGACCTGTTATCAAACTTATCCCCTGAATATGAAATTCAAACCCGTGATGAAAGAAAGAGAGTTCTTGGGATTATTGGGGAGGTAAAAGAGGACGAGGTGAAGGCGGCCATCCTCTATACTCTCTTCAAGAACCTCTTGGTTGTTATGAACGAATATATTGATGATCCGTTTCTCCGTATGGAAATAATGGAAATGTTTAAGAGTAAAGCGGCGGATTATGCTTCGTCGGAAGTGGAGGTAGTAAGTGAGTGATTATTCCCCCGGCGAGTTAAAGGTGTTAAAACGGGATTTTGCTCGCTCTCCTCTTGCTGGGCTTCTGGTTAAAGAACTTGATGATATGTTTCCTGAGGTTCATCTTTTGGAAAAGGAAGGAACTGAACTATATCGTACTCAGGGATATCGGAGAGTAGTTCGGGCGTTAAGATATCTTTTGGGGGCCTGGGCGGAGTAAAACAATGCTTGAGGAAAATGAAAACACTGCTTTTTTGAGGGCGATTGAATGCGAAGATTTCGCTGCCCCTAATCCCTATCATTATGTGATGGGGGAAGAATGCTATATTGGGTATGCTAGCGGGATTTTTGCAAAGCTTGAATTGCTTGCTGGCACCTATGCCCTAACGGGGATGGGTCCGACTACTACCCACCTTCAGCGTAAGTGCGCGGTTGATTTGACGTATTTAATTCAAGCGATTGTTTCTGCTGATGATATTAGGAGCGTGTGATATGAAGAAGTTGCGTGACCTGCTTATTGCAAAGATCAACGATTTTTCCGTCTCTGACATGGAAGAGATTGCTAATTATGCAATCGAACGATATAAAACAGCACTTCTTGAGGAAGTGCTGAATGTAGAAATCCAAAACGGTAAGTGGAGAATTCGTGGCGATTTGTCTATAGATGCGATTAGAGAGCTTAGAGTTCTCCTCGCACCTATCGTAGAAAAAATGATGGATCAGCTAAGGCGTGAAATCACCCCCGAAGTTGTTCGGTCTATAGCGAAATCTTATAATAGGGTTTTTCTCCGGGAGCTTAAATTCTACATCGAGGATAGGGCAGTGGACGATGCCCGCGAGAAAGCCTGGGAGCTTTCCGAACAGTTTGTTGAAGGGGCCATGAAAGAACTATCCTAATCGAACTGTGGAGAAGGGTATGGCAGATGGTTTAATCTCTGCCTCCCTTCTCCATTTCTTCAGTTCTAATTCCTCTAGGTGTTGCAGGGATGTGATAAATGGGCGTGAACGACAGGCATACGCTACTTCATCATAGATATGGTCCTCAACATTCTTTGTTGCCGGTCCTTTTTCCGGGTCGGTTTCGTCTAGCTCTAGGGTGGGGACAGTACGCCAAAAATGAATGCAATCGGCAGTAACGAATAGCTGTGGGTGTTGTTCTACCAGTCCTTGCTTTTCACCCGACGCAAAGTAGTATGGGTTCCCCGCTAGGCGGGCAATGACTTCGTTGTAGTTCTGTTTCCTGTCTTTTACACTGGGGTTGAATGTCATCCCTGGTACAGCTTCTTGTATCCATTCCGCAATAGAAGGTCCGCCCTTTTTCGCGAAGATTTCATTGTCGGCAATTCGATAAGTAAGGTTAAATTTCTCCTCCCTTTCCTTACATCCCCTAGCCACATCTTGGGGCGCCATACCTAATCCTTGGTTTGGCTTACCTGTCCACCCGTACCATTCCTTGAAGCGAATAAGTGCTCCTGGCGGTAGATAAGTGCCGTTAGGATGTACTAGCCCTTCAGAGACACAGTACAGCCCCCAGGAGAAGGGGCTAGCCATACCCCAGTCTAGGCTAGAGAAGATGGTCCAGTGTGATGGTGGCACGAATGGGGGGATCATATGGCGGTTGCGGTCCAGGTTATGGATCGCCCGACCTAAGACGATATCCCAATCACCTTGTCGATAGGCTTTTGCTAGCTCCGGGGGTAGCATGGAGAACATGGCAGCATAGTTCTTGTCGAGGTATTTATTATCCGACGTTTTTGCGGGAATGTATATCGAGGTCATTCCCTTGTCGTTAGGATCGAACGGATCTTTCAATTCGTCGTCATAAAAGATTTCCTCCGGCTGAACAGGAGTGATACCGTCATCATGAAACCGAGTGATGAACTTAGCCTTTAGATAGTTATGTGACGGACCCCCAGGGTTAGTTGCGTAGATAATTCTAGGCAACCTGTCTTTATCTACCTTTGGCGTCCATCCCCCTAGTCGGACGCGGGAGATCAGGAAACCCAGGGCGTCGGGCAGGAACGTGCTTGCTTCATCAATCCCTAACCAGTGCATTTCCTCAGAGAGGTAACGGCGAACGTCCTTCAAGTCTTCCGCATAACAGAAGTTGATGATAGATGTATTCTTGAACTCGAAGGCATTGCGCTTTTCTGAGTATTCACCAATCCCTAAATGTGGTGGTAGCTCTAGCTGGATGGCTCGGATATGGGTGTTCTGTAGCTCCATGCGGGACTTGCGGAATAGATATCCTTGAAATCCTGGGTTCTCCATGGCAAAGCGGATAGCGTCTTGTCGGATTGATTTACTATTGTGTGTAACGATAAAATCATTTGTTATGTATAATCCTGAGGGGTTAGATACTGTAATGCATCTTCCAACAAAAGATTCCCCGGTTTCCTCAACGTGTATAATTCGTCGATAGTAATGTTGCTGTATGGAAAATCTTTCGGATTTCCTCGGCATTCTGCAAGGGTTGAACGGTAATTTAATGTATAGGGTATATGCGAGCTTACCATATATTTTTTCATCGTTTTTTCTGTAGAATGGTGTTCTAGTTGTGATGGTAGCCATGCCACCAAGTGAGCGGACGACGAAGGCAACATCTTCTGCTAGTTGTTTACTTACTGTGGTATAGGACAGGTGCCCTCTTTTATTTACCGTTCCGTCAGTGTCCATAAGACCAGCAAGGAGTTGTTTCCTTGTGTCTAGATTGCCCAGTTTATAGGCGTTTGGGATAAATTTTGTATCAGATTTGGCCCCTAATAATTTATACGTGGTAAGATCCTTAATTAGTTTTTTGCCACTATCCAAACAAAATCGAAAAGCTCCTTTCCACTCAGATATTTCATATCCATTTAGTTGCTCTCGCATGAAGGGTTTATCCCTCTCTCCGGTAGAGAGGACTATGCCTTGTGCAGAGAGGATACCATCCCCCAATAAGACGCCTAAAATATATGGGTCGATTAAAACCCCATATTTAGAGGGGGTAGTAAATTCTTGGGGTTTACATAGGGGGATAAGTACGTTATGCCTTTTGTCCAACCAGCTTTTGATTTCCCGAGTTTCAACTATTTCTGCTGAAGCTTCTCCAAAAACCCGGCTTCCTTGAAGTTTGCGAGACTTACTTGCCCGCCAAGCGTACCATAGATGGTCCATATGAACGTCTAGGGATGTATGGTCGGAAAAGGTCACTCTTGTAGTTGGTAATGTTTGCCATGGGTGGAGTTGGATTATACGACAGGTGCCACCCTCCGGCTTGTTTATAATGTCTCCTATCTGTAAATCTTTGTTGGCCTTAAACCCAAAAGGGGTAAGGACATTATCTGAATAGGCGATGACTTTCCCTCCGCCCGCTGCCCCACCGTATAGGATTTGTTTAGCCTTGGTGTTGTGCATTAACCTCTGACGAGGTTGGGGGGTGTACTGGTATCCTAGTACCATAGAAAAGCAGTCCTCCAAGACTCTGCAAAATCCGCAATCTTTGCTGCTCTATCAACGCCATTAACGACTTGACGAGCGTGAATGAAATTGGATACGTCCACATTTACAAAGTCGGAGAGTTTTCTTCCGGTGAACATTCCGTTCATCATTCCTCTAACCAGGATGTCATAAGCAATTTCTGGTTCGAGGGCCTTTTCCGGCTCGTCCTCTAGCCCGAACTTTGCGTAGTTCCTCCGGCCAGTGATTTGGACGTACCCTCTTCCGCGATATTTATATCCATCGCCGGTGTAAATATTTCCGAGGTTTTTGCGGCCTTCATATCGCTCGAAGTATTTTCGGCTTCCATACTCAATGATCGGCTGGAACCGAGCGGCGGTCTCGTGCTCAACAGTAGCCATAATGTAGGCCCGTTGATTGTTGAGCAATTCTTCATTGTTGCGGAGACGACCGACAAGAAAATTTACCCCGTCTATTTGTTCTTGAGTGAGGCGGTGATATCGTTGTTTCAGTAATTGGAAAAGATGAATGTCGCTCATTGTGTTTCCTCTGGTAAATGGCCATTGAAATAGCCTCAACATTGTGTATACTACGCCCTATGAGAAAGCAAAGCAACAATAAACCTCGTGTGTACATGACTGATCATGTGCATAGTCGTGTAGTTTGTGCTTCCGCCGCTGTTGGCTGTGGTGGTCAGATAGTAGAGACTACTGAACTTTTACCTGGACCGGCTGTAGTGTGGGGTGTTTTGAGAGGGTGTAATGAGGTTATTTGTAAAGCGGTTTGGGCACAACATCCGTTTTACCACATTGACAACGGTTATTTTCTCAGAGGACATTACGGCGGTTATTATCGTGTTACGCCCAACGGTCTTTCTGTTAGCGATGCTTTTGATCGCTTTGTTTACCCACCGATTGATCGAAGTCGGTGGTGTAGAATAAAAAAGTCTGTAGATTTATATCCTTTAAATCGTAACGGTAGGAACGTTATCGTTTGTGGTCCAACAACTATGTTTTCTGAACATTTTCCCTGGCTGAAATTGGATCACGAAGGCTGGATTCGTGAGGTTGTGAAGGAGTTATCCTATTATACAGACCGCCCGATAGTGGTTAAGAAAAAATACGAGGGGCAGCTTCGTGATTTTTTGACTGATGCTTATTGTGTAGTTGTTCACAGCTCCAATGCTGCTACCGAGGCTTTACGATATGGTGTCCCAGTAATAGCCCTTGGTCCTTCAGTGGCGGATTGTATGGGGTGGGGATATGACAGTTTAGAGCAACCAGATTACCATGATTTTGAGGCGAAGAGAGAGCGGTTGTTTGAAATTCTTGCTGCATATCAATGGACATTAGAAGAATTACGGACCCCGGAGCCGTGGAAATTTCTTGGAGTGTTATGATTATGGAGAGACGTATTCTTGCTTTGTCCCTGGATGACGAGGCAAAAGATATTCTTATTGAGATGCTCGATGAAATTCAACAGCTTCGTGCTGAGTTAGAAGAACTCAGTATTGAAGTACGCCAAGGTGGCTTCCCCGAAGGAGGGGGGTTGGATGGGTGCTACTGATACTATTACTAAACGTATAGATAAGGTTACCGGTATTCCTCAGGAATATCGTGACCCGAGCGGGGTTTGTCCCGCCCCAATTTCGTGTAAGATTGAAACAACGGGGCGGTGCAATTTTAACTGCTATTTTTGTGCTCGTGGGCTCGGCAATCGTCGGCATGAAGTAATGGACCAAGAGCTATTCAAGAGACTTTTGCTGGAGATGCGTGAGGCGGGGGTACAGGAAATCGGGCTCTTCTATCTCGGGGAGCCGTTTACTAACGTTAAACTTGAGGAAGAGATTCATTTTGCGAAACATATTGCTAATTATCCATATGTTTTCCTCACTACTAATGGAAGTCTTGCCAATCCTAAACGGCTCCATAAATGCTTTGCTGCGGGGCTTGACAGCTTGAAGTTTTCTTTTAATTATGCAGACGTAGAGCAATTTAAGTCGATCGCCCGCGTTAACGAAAAAAGTTATTATGCGATGCTTGAAAATATTATGCAGGCATCCAAGGTTCGGGATGCGGTATATTTGGAAACGGGGCATATGTGCCGTCTCTATGCTTCTTATATTGAATATGATGGTGAGCAAGGTGAAAGGATGCGAGAAAAAATCGAACAATTTCGTGATTGCTTTGACGAGGTATATGCGCTACCACTATATACAATGAGTAGCTTTTGTTTCAAGCAGGAGAAGGAGAGGGGCTGGAAACCTACTCCCGGTAATCGTGGGCGCATGGGGTGCCTAAGAGATCCGCTGCCTTGCTGGTCTTTGTTTACCGAGGCGCACATTACTTGGGATGGTCAACTGAACTTATGTTGCTTTGATGGTGATGAACGTTTTTTCATGGCTGATCTTAAAACCACTCCCTTTATGGATGGATGGAATAGCAATAAGTTTACGGCTATGCGTCGTGCTCACCTTAACAAGAACGTAGAGGGTACAGTTTGTGAGAAGTGCATCGCAGCGTGTTAAGTGGATATCTTCGTTTCACCCCAAGGCATATGAGTGGTATGGTAAACGTTTTGTTAATAGTGCTTCTCTGTGCCTTCCCGCTTTAACGGTGTATATAGAAAATCCCGCTGTCTTTGAGAATAACGACGGATTTCCTTTTTTGCGCAGGCTGAAGGAAAATTATCTTGTTGCGTTTTATAATCGGCATGTTTCTTTGATAAAGGATATTTATGAAGTACATAAAGGTACTGAGAGAGAGAAAGAAACTTTGGCCTTTTGTAATTCCTTCCGCTCTCAAGCCCACAGGTTTTTCCCGAAGATCTTGGCCCTGGTTCAGGAATCTAATTATATTAGACGTAATAGACTTGATTATGATTGGCTTGTATGGGTTGACGCAGACGTAGAGTTTATACGTACTATTGATGACGAGTTTTACTCGCTTGTTTTGGATGATAATTGTGATTTAGTAGTGTTGGAGCGGAAGCCTACTGATAAACTTGCAAGTGTTTATGCGGAGAACGGTTTTATTGCCTTTAATTTGAGAGCACGAGGAGTTAAATTCCTTAATACTATGTTTAATGCCTTTGTGAGCGGTGATTTGTATACTTTAGACGAATTTACCGATACTGCGGTATTGTCGAAGACTCTTCGTGCCGGTGGTTATTTTTATCGTAATCTTGTTCCGGCGGATTTTGATCCCTGGGAGTGGAGCGATAAACATAATAATCACGTGTTGAAAAATGTATGGGAATATACTATTTTGAATAACTACATGAAGCACTATAAAGGTCCACGTAAGGGAGATTACGTAGGTGCGTAGGTATCAGCATATCCGAGAGGCTATTATTCTGAATCGTGTTACCTCGTTGTTGGAAGTCGGCGTCGGTGATGGCAACCGTAGCGTAGAGAATATTGGTCTGCTACTCTCAGTTGCAGACGGTGCTCCGGTGCGTTATTTAGGCGTAGATTACTTTGAAAAAATAACAGAAGAGATTAATAGAAAGGAGTTAAACAAGAAATCAGTAATCTCGTCTTTTGAGTTTGAGAAAAAGCTTGAGGAGCTTGCTAAGCAGTATCCAAATTTTTCGTGGCGTTTGCTTGTTGGGGATTCGAAGACCACACTTAAAGACGTTGATGGCGAGTATGATCTTGCCATTATTGATGGTGGGCATTCTGTACAAACAATTAAATCAGATTTTGATTATTGTAAAGAGAAAGCAAAAGTTGTGCTGTTGGATGATTATTATCGTTCTGGTGTCGATGTTACAAAATTCGGGTGTAATACAGTCGTAGATAAAGAGAATGCTACCGCCCTTCCCGTTGTGGATGTTTTGGGCAATGTTCGCATCTCGATGGCTATTTATCCGTCAACCTCATTTAAGATGACACGCTTCTTGCCCATGTTTGAGTTTGTTCGTCATGTGCCGAAGGAGGAGGGCAAGGAGTGGAAGTGTTGCACCAACACTCATGATTCGCTGCGGCTGTTTTATATCGAACTCGCTTGTGGCGGTTTAGGGAGTACAGTGAAGTTTGTCACTGACCCAGAAAACCACTCAGATATCGATGTAGCTTTTATGTTTTTTACCGGGTTGTCGGAAAAGGTAAAGATGGAATATCTTAATTCACTGAAAGATAAAGTGCGGTATTTCTTTATTGAAGATGAATTGTATCCGCGTCCTGATAACGATACCCTTCGTACCTTGCATCCATATTTTGGTCATTCGGTAATTCTTGATAGTTCTCCGTTGCCTTCCGGTAAAGGCGAGGATGTTTATGTTAACGGCGAGAAAAAAGAAGTGGCAATGTATTTTTCGCCGCTGTCAATGTGGCCTGTTGGCACTGTCCAGTTACAGGTACAGACTAAAACTTGTGTTCCTAATGAACAGGTGGCGGAGAATTTGCGTGTAAATATTCCACGCATTAAGAATTGGATTGCCCCGTGCAAGAAGCATGACATGGTAGCAGTTATGTGCTCCGGGGGTCCTTCGTTGATCCGGGATCATCTTGGGGACATTCGTACTCATGTCGAGCAAGGACATTATGTGTTTTGTGTTAAGCATGCGCATGATAAATTGCTTGCTGAGGGGGTGGTACCATATGGATGTATCCTTCTTGATCCTCGTGGTCATGTCAAAGATTTTATTTCTGATCCTCACCCCGACGTTATTTATTTTGTTGCTTCTATGGTACATTCCTCTACCGTGGATGTGCTGCTAGAGAAGGGGGCTAAGGTTATTGGTTGGCATGCTAATATAAGCACAGCAGAGAAAATCGTACCCGAGTTTCATAAAGTGCCTATCTTGATTTCCGGTGGTTCTGCATCTTGTACCCGAGGTATTTCCCTTGCGCAGTGTCTCGGTTTTCAAAAGTTTCACCTGTACGCATATGATCAGTATTTTGATACGAATCCTGATCCTGAGAAGCGTACTGAAAATGGGCTTCGTAAATATGTCAAGGTGAAAGAGTTTGGTCGGGAGTATTGGACCACTCTCGAATACATGGCGCAGACAAACGAAATGAAGGAGATGAAGCGCCTTATCGAGATGGCGAAATTTTCTTCCTTTGATCTTGATATGCAAGTACACGGTGACGGTATGGTTGCTCATGTTTGGAGAAATATTCCTCCGCGTGTAGGTTTTACATTTGACGAGGTTGAGAATGGGGTTATTGCTAGTTTGATTTCTGAGCGCACCCCTGAGGTTATTCCCCCGGTGGTGACGCTTGCTAATTTTTAGGGGGTTAGATGGACCCGAAACTAATACCACCTGAATTTCAGAACCTTCTTGATACCCCTGTTTGGTCGTCAAAGAAGGCACGAGATTTAGGGAACGAGGTATGTGAATCATATAAGATCGATAAAGATCAGAATGCTGGGTGGTTTACAAAGCAAAAGGAGTGGCTTGCTTTGTACCACCAGCGGCATGAGATTAGCTCCCCTGTTGAAGGGGGCAGTACAGAGAACATGCCTATTTTGACTGAGGCGTGTAATCAGTTTGCCGCTCGTGCTTATGGGTCTATTTTTACTAATCGTCGCATTATTCGAGTAGTCCCCGGAGGTAAAGGGGGGCTATTCGATACTCAACGGGCGAAGCGGGTAGAGGACCATATGACATGGCAGCTACTCGACAAGATGAAGGGATATAAAGCAGATAAGGATGCTTTGTTCCTTGGTGTTGCCATTCGCGGGAGTATGTTCACTAAGACTTATTATGATTGGTCTAAGGGTATTCCGGTCGTAGAGAATGTACGCCCCTCTGAACTTATCCTGCCTTACACAAAGGGTCGTGTCTCGATGGCCGACCTACCCCGTAAGACGCATGTGCTTACTATTCCGTTTTGGAAGTGTAAACGTTTGCATGCGCAGGGGTTCTTTTCCTCTCTTCCTGTCCCTGCTACTGATTTGACGGAAGAGTATACCGACGTTGATCATCTGATGGATAAGGAGATTGGGGTTGAACCTAGCTCCCAGAATCAGACAACTGATTATTGTGTGATTCTGGAACAACACCGCTTTATTGAAGAGAAGGGCGGTATCATGATCCCAGTTATCGTATGGGTGGACTGGGTGACAAAGAAACCTCTGAGGATCACTATTCGATATGAGGTTGATGAACTAGGTCAGCCGTTGGATGATTTCCAGCCTATTGAGTATTTCTCCCATTACTACTTCCTGCCTAATGTAGATGGTATCTATGGGCTAGGGTATGGGTCGATTATCGGGCAACTTAATATTGCAGTTAATCGTCTTCTCCGTCTTGCCCTGGATGGGATGATTCTTTCTACGGTGGGCAGGATGTCAGGGTTTGTCTCGAACCGGCTTACTCCCGGTCTTATTGGAGAGGGGGTAAAGCTGGAAGTAGGTAGGTTCATTCGCACGGCAGCATCCCCCGAAGATATAGAGAAAGGGCTTAAGACGCTGGAATTGCAAGAACCTAGCCCGTTGTGTGCTTCCCTGTTGGAAATGCTCAACGCTAAAGCCGATCGCTTGGGTATGGTTACTGAGAGTACTACGGGTCAGATATCTAAGGTGCTTCAACCTAACACTGTTCTTGCCCTGCTTGAACAGAGTCAACAAGTATATTCTAGTATTCATGAGAGATTGGTTGAAAGCTGGAAGGAGGAGCTAGAGAAAGTTTATCGGCTTAATGGGAAATATCTTTCCGTTACTCAGTATATGCACGCAGTAGATTTGACGGGTAGCCCTCAGATAGTTACTGTAGCGGGTACGGATTATGCTCCTGATGATTTTGTTATTCCGCTTATTGATGGTCGTATGGCCATCGCTAAGGAGAGGATGGCCGCTAATGATGTAGAGTGGCAAACCATGCAACCATTTATTCCTATGCTTCAGATGATTGCTCCTCAGATTGTTTTTAATTTGATTAGGCGGCGTCTTGAAGCATATAGAGTTAACAATTTGGAAGAAATTCTACCCCCACCCGAGTTGCTTGGCCTAACTGCTCCCCCTCCAGGCACTCAAGGAGAATCAAATTCAAATAGCGGGGGTTCTACACCAGAGCAAAAAGATAATAGTAATCCACAGGGTACGAGCGGGCAGAGTCGTAGTTTGAATAGTCCGAATCCTGCTAAGAAGGAGGAATAAATGCCTTCCGCTATCGGCACCCCACCAATCAAAACTCCGTTGCAAAAAGCAGTTGAACGATATCAGGCAGCTAAGAAAGCGTATGAGGGTTCCATTACAACAGATCCCAATTTTAATACGCAGGTTTATGATGCAGGTGCTAAGTCTCTTTATGACGAGGCTATTAAAGGGCTTCGGGCTTACGGCTCTGAGGCTGATTGGGTTATGTACGGCCCTGAGGGGGAGGAACAAACTGGGGGTCGTAATTACTGGGTTTCTAGGGCTCAAGAATTAGGCATCCCGTTGCGGCGTGAGCGACAAACGACGATGGGGAGATCCGGTTATTCGTGGTTTGGGAAGCATCCTACAGATGATCAGTGGTATGGGTTGAATGAGGTAGTTAATCTGTTAGACCCTATGTATGAATATCAGGGTCTTAACAGGAGCCCAAGGGAGAAGAAAGAGTGGTATCACGGGGTGCCATATGGGGAGATTAAGAAAGGTCCTCCGCAGCAAGCGATTTCTCAGGCTGGTGTTGTTCCTGCGGATGAAGATGTCGCCCCTGGTTCTGTTGCTACTCGGGTGTTTGATCAGCCTACAGACACGCAGCAAGCTACTGGTACTCCGAACACTGGTACCACTCCTACGACGGGGACCGAGGGATATTCTTTTGGGGGTAAAACCCGCCCTTCGGGCATGACCCCGGAGCAAGAAAGAGCTTGGATTGCTTCTACCGCTCTGTATAGCGGTAAGGGTGGTAATCTTGGCTTTACGGCGGATGTATGGGATCGATATCGGGCTCTTGCTCAACAGTGGAGGGCGGGTCAACATAACCCTACGGGTCTAGATTGGCAGTTGATCGAAGCACTTTCGGGTAAGAATTATAACCGGAAGCACGACGAAAAGAAATTTTGGAAGTTTCTTGATCGGTATACTATCGGGGGTTCGTAAATAAATGGGCGCGTTTGCTTCTGTCGGGAAGGGTTTGGGTGGTGTTGTTGGCTCCCTTGGGAAGATTGGTATGGGTCTTCTTGGCGGGATGATGGGTCAAGGGCTCGGTGGTATTATGGGCGGAATGCCTGGGATGCGCCAACCAGAGGTTTCCGCTGGGGCTATGCAGGGGACCGCTTCTCCTCAAGCTGGTACCATCCCTGCACCCATGGCTCCCGGTACTCCAATTGAATCACCACAAGAGGCTATTGATGCGGCAACGAAAAGTCTCGTCCCCGCTGGCGGGGTTAGGAACGTTTCTGATTTAATCAGTGAACGGCAACGAGCTATCCCTGTTCCTGAGATGCTTGGGCTTCCTTATGGTATGACTCCTGAACAAGAGCGTACATATATTGCTACTAGAGCTACCTCTGGCCAAGAGGGTATTTATCGTTCTCCTGAGGCTTTGGAATATATGAAAAGTTTAGGGTTGCGCGGTGTTTTGGACGAACAAGGCAGCACAGTGGGGGAGGTTTTCCCAGTAGAACGGCAAATGTTGCACAGGCTTACAGGGAAATATCCTACTGATGCGCTAGATTATTTGTTTTCTCTTGGTGAATATTTAGGTCGCGTTAAATAATTGTTGCCTTTTATAAGTGTGTAAGTATAATATGTTGTAGTTCTGGGTAAGGTACCCTTCTGAACTGAAATCCCCCATTAAATTTATACGAGAAAGGGAGTAGTGCGCCTATGGAGGACGTACTTAATGTGCTTCTTGTTGCCGGAGCCGTTGTGTGTTATATCGTAGTTTTAATTAAATACATTAAATGGGGTCAAGAGAGAGGTAGGTGGTAATGAAGATTCGTCCGTTGTTTGCACGAGTATTGATTGAGCGGGAGTTGAAGGAAGCTAAGGGCATCTTGTTGTTGCCGACGACTCAAAAGCGTTTGGCTAGTCATGTCGGCAAAGTGCTTGCTG